CTGAATGTCTAGCGACATCGCGGCAATGGCATCGGCACTCTCACGCATACCCTCCAATTCAATCTGTTGCTGCTGGAGGGCACCAGCGCCCGTCAGTATTGGGTTACCATGCCGATCCAGAATTGCCTTGCCCCGTGAGTCCTTTAGTTCACTCCTCTGCGAAAAGTCATAAGGGACAACCTTGCCGCCTATGCTGACACTTCCCTTGGTTCCGGCCTTGGCGGCAGCCTCGATGACCTTCCGAGCCGGCAACGTCTCTATGTCGGAAATCGCGCCCTCGCGGGTGGCAGCAGCGTAATCAGGTGGTGGTGGTGCTGGTGGTGGTGTGCCCTTACAGACGGCATCCCTCGCCGCCCAAAATCGCTCATTATATGCGGCAGTGATTTGCTTGGCCGCCTCCACGCATTGATCCATTAGTTTATTCATCGCTCAGTGCCCTATCATATAGCTTTTTCATTTCATCCTTGCTGACCGTTCTCAGGTCACGCACTTCCAGTTCTTCTCCGTACAAGTCGCCTTCCCATTCCGCTACATAAACCTCGCACACTCTGGGTTGGTGAGGCAAAACCCAACACACGCATGGCCCTAGCTTCTTCCATCGATGGAATGCCATCCCAAAATAAACACCCACCGGTAAACCCGGTTCCAACATCTCAATGTTCGCGGTTGGAACCTTATGCTCAAACCGTTGCCCGCTTTTTACTATGCCGCGGACCATAACTTCTCAAATACCTTGTGCCTAAATTGCTTCTTCCTACCGTGCCGGAGCGCGAACAGTTTCAATTCCCTCCACCCACGCACACGCTTATCAAGTTCATCGACACAAGTTGCCACTCCTTGTCTCGTCGCCGCCACAAGGTCCGAGACATATAGACTGTCTCCCTCTTCGTCCCAGGGAACCCAGTGCTTATCGATGTCAACCTCAAGCATCTTCGTCCCAATCGCCACCGCGACCAAGTTGTCCTCTCCTTCGACCAAAAAGAGACTTCCATTTTTATGGTGCCAGCACAGGTAAATTCCCAAAACAGAATCGGGCCACCCGCCAAAACACAACCCCCGCTTGTCTGTGGCGCGGATGAACTCAATGATCTCATCCAGTTTATAATTTGATCCACTCATGTCTCCTGCGTGATTGTGTTAACGTAGGCACTTGCCCTAACTGATCTCAGGTGCATCTTGCCCCCGTCAGTCCTGACCTTGAACTGAATTTCTCGGCACGGTCCTTTGTTGATTAAATTATATGAGTTGATGATCGGTGTCGTTCTTGGGAATGTGACCGGTAGTTTAAATGGCAGCGTGACTGTGCCGGTTGTGGTGTTGACGGGTGTCTGGTTGACCACTTGCTCTTCTCCCTCGTCCATTGAGGCGCGGATATTTACTCGATCTGCCAAGGCCGGTTTCAATTCCAATTCAACATGGTTCGGCAGCACCTCACCGAACTGCTCCCCGAACGATAACCCGCGGGTGAGGATGTGAGATTCGTAGTCCTCCCCATCATCCTGATACGCCTCGGCAGTTTCGCTGGCTACCTTCACATGGTCTTGGTAAAACATTGCCTTGCCCTCTTCAGTCGAGAACAGCAACCGGACTTCCCCGCTGAATGCGCTCGTTGCAAATTGTGTGGCATCCCAAGTCCAGCTTCCAACAAAGGCGCGGGTTACGGTGTTGAAAACGATGCAAGTATTGTTCACCACAGAACTACCAGTTGGTACGCTCAGGATGTAGTGGTTCCGCCAGAACACCGCGGCGGCCTGATCAATCGAGGCGTTCCAGTTGATAGTATCGATCAAGTCCTGAATGCCAACAGAGATCGGTTCACTGACTGCCCTACCGGCACCCTCCAGAATACTCTTCACCGTTCGGATGCCGTCCGGTGCTAGGAAGAAAATATCCTGACCAACTTGGGCAATGCTGCGATGCGAAACGCACCCGATCTTGCTGTCAATATTCTCAACGGTCCAAGTGGCTGCCGTGGTTTCCTGTGGATTGCTGGTCACCGCGTAGCATGATCGTTGTTTGAACACCACGAGAGTGTGCCCCATCCAACTCGCCAATCCGGTTATGGGATCACCCGTATCACCACCGATTCTGATTTGGAAATTTGTATTATCCCAAGTCTGCCCGTCAAGTAGATCGCTGGCGAACAAGGCATCCGGCGTGGCAATCACGCCACCGGCAAATAATCGATTGGTGTGGGAGATAAGATATTTGCAGATTGGTGGCTTGCTCCCGATACTGCCAGTGCCCTCGTCAGTAAATGCGCTGCCGTTATAACTGCGTACATTATTCGTGCCGTCTGTTAGGTAAAGTTTATCCACCAGTTGTGCCATCTCAACATTTACACTAGACGCTGGGGTGTAGCCGGTCACCTCAGTCCAAGTCCCGTTGGCGTTTTTGTAAACCTTTTGATCTGAAACCGCCACCAGTTGCTCCAGCGCGGAGGTGTCAAAATAGCCGATGCTATCACACCGCACCGCTGGGTCGCCGGTCCAATTGTTTTCGTAATTCTCCCACTCCCCCGTGCCAACCCCCGAAACGTCCTCCCAGTTCTCATCGAGCAATCCGCCTAGTTCACGCTTGGCACCGCGGCGGGTTACCAGTGCCCCGAACCGGTCAATGTCCATGTTCTTCCCATCGGAATACTGTGCCTTATCCAAGAGGGTGGACCGGACATTTGAAACCTGACCACCCGTAAAGGTTAGACAGGCATCAAAGGCCAACTGATCATCCAGACTGTCGTTGTAGTTAATAGGCATTACTCAAAATCATGTATGTCCCATGTTGATGCCACTTCTGGAATCAATTTGCTTACCCGTGCTGATTGAGCGGTTTCCAAATCGCGAACCAACATCATTTGGCCGGCAGCCTCTTGCTGCTTAACTTGAGCCTTTCCGTACTGACGCACATGTTCAAGCATATCCGCCTCAACGTATGCCAGAAGCGCATTATCAATTCCATTAATCTTCGGTGAATCTGAGTCGCCCAATGCGGTCACCTTCAGCTTGCCCAGCACGAGCAAAGTTTTCTCCGTATCAGGTTTTCGGACCAAACGGATCACCGCGTTCCCGCTGGAATCATTCGGCAGCACAATGTAATTGGCCGGCGTGCCGGATCCATCCAGCAAATCCGGGTTAAGCTGGAACACCGTCTCGAAATTCATCGGAACCATTTCCTTCTCATCCCACGCCGCCGAAACTGGAAAACGTACCGTGCTGTTTAGCGTCACCTCTTCAGTATCAATCGCCACCGTGTAGGATGTGGTGCCTAGCGTTTCACGCCAAAGGCCGGAGTCCCAGATCATCTCGTACCGGCGATCAATGAAACTCTTGATCAACGTCAAAGAATCGGCGTCACTCTTTTGGAGTTTGTCCGCCACAAATTGCGCTATACTTGTTTTAGTCATAATTTTATTCCATCCATTCGACTAGAACTATGCCGTCAACCCCCGCCTTCGCGCCACTGCCGCTTGATGGCGCGCTTCCTCCAGTGCCGTAGTAACTGACTATTGGCGCGGGGGCATTGTTTTGGGTCGCAGTGGATTGCCCGGCCTGTCCAGCTAGTTTAATATCACCGTTGGCTCCTGCCGTTCCGCCAGCACCGGCCGATATGCCTCCTCCCGCGCTATAAGTGGTCGCGCCAACCACAACACTGGAGGTTCCTGCGGTTCCGGTTGACCCTCCAGCAGCGCCCTCGCCAACCGTTACCGAATAGACTGTTGAGGCTGTAACCGCTACGGATGCGATCACCGTTGACCCCGAACCTCCACCTTGATCGCCTACTATTCCCCCACCACCTCCGCCAACAATCGTGAACTTGGCGCGAGTTACTCCGGTTGGAGCAGTCCAAGAGGAAGCTCCAGTGGCCGTGAAACCTTGAACCCTTGCTGTTAGGGAACCTGCTTCGCCGGCACCACTTGATGCCGCCGTGATACGCCCCTGCTGATCAACAGTTATCGTGGCCGAAGTGTATTCGGCTGGAGTCACTGCCGTATCCGCGAGCTTGGCTGCCGTCACCGAATCGTCCGCAAGTTTTCCGGTGGTCACATTTAGGTCGGTGATGTTCGTTGTGACAACAGAATCTGTCGCCAGCGTAACTCCGCCAAGATTGGAGATTGTGGCATCGCCGGAGACGGTGGTGTAGGTGGGAACCCCAGACGCACTGCACACCGGTATTTGCCCATCTGTGCCACTCGCCAATTTACTTAACTCAATGTTGGCCGCCGCGGACACCGTATCGTTGACCACTGCACCGGATGCAATTTTACTCTCAGTGATGGCATCATTGTTGATGACCGCATCATCCACGATGCTATTCAAATCCGAAGCAGTGACAGTGTCTCCGCTGGTAAATGTTTTCCCTTTTGTAATGTCAGGCATTAGTTTGCTCCTTCAATCTGTCGTTCCAATTCATTGATATAAATTCCAAGTTGGCGGATAAGCTCAGTCCCTTCAGGTGTGGCGGTGCAATGTTCCATCCCAATTTCATTCCTCGCCGCTATCTCGCTGAACCCGTTCAGCTTCACGCTCAAGCATCCGTTGCTCGCGACGAGCAGTAGCCCTAGCGATAATATCTTCCACTTCTTCATTCTTATTTTCCATTCGGCGTTGAGCCATTTGTGCTGTAGCCACATCCCCTAAATGCTGCAATGCAGAAAGAATTTTCGGTATCGAATTCAACGCATTTAATAGACTCAACCACATCAGTCTTTCTTCTTGGCAACCGCACTCCACACCACTCCGGCCAATGCGATAATCGCACCGACCACAGTTTCCACGCTGCCCTCATCGATCATACCCTTGGCGACTAGGTAGCCGCCGCCAGCAGTGAGGATGTGGCGTACCAATCCGTTTAATACGGAATCTTGAGTTTTTGTTAACTCGCTCATTATTTTCCTTTGGTTTTAGTTTCCCAGCACCTTGGACAAGGCCGCGGCCCCGCCCGCACTTCCAGCACCAACCGCACCAAGTAGCCACCACTTGAAGGTTTCTAGCTTCTCGATGCGCTCCTCATGCTGATCAATCTTGTTTAATATTTTCTCCAGCTTATCAGTGTTACCAACCTGACGCGCCTCCATGCGTGTCAGGATGCTGTCGATACTGTCTGGATTGTAGTCAGTCATTCTTCTCCACCCGATTCATCCTTGTTAAAATTAGTCATTCTCTTCCCGCTCTAATCGCGCAGCTTCCGCTTCAGCCTCTCGCCGCTCGCGTTCTGATTTAGCGTCAGGCGATTCGCCCCAGTTTGGCTTCACCGTTTCAAGCGAGTCTATATTCGGTGCAGCATTGATATGATCACATTGACGGTTAGCCTCTGCACGAACTGCTGCCCGATAGTCTGCCCATTGCGGCAAAATTCCCACGCCCGTCTCCTGCTGCCTAACAACCATCCAATCTGATTGCGCTAAAAGGGAATGTGCCGTGCGGTTGGCTTGTGCGATCATAGTGCGCTTGAGCATATCCAAGTCCTTCGGCGTGGATACGACTACTCCATCTTCTACCGTATTATAATAAAATTTCTCGTTCTTGAAAATTAGCACGGGGTCAGGTCGATGCTCGATGCCAGCCGCCGCTTTGTCTTCAGCACTTGCGATCTGGAGCCAGTTGGACGGATAGCTGATGCCGTTAAGCGTGAAGGCTTTGTTGAGTGGTAGTCTTTTGTTATCTGCGTAGTACATAATGTTACCTTGCGTTTGCGTATTTGAATGGAGATTCTGCCACGGCGTAGTAGATATATTTA